AAAGTATCCGCTGAACAATTTATCCCAGTTGCCTGCATTTGGGCTGGTTATGTTTTCGCTCGCTGTTGCAAATACTTCGTTTACTCCTAATTCAAGATGAATCATATATCTATATAGATAAATCGCAAAAAGTTATAAAATAGAAAAGGCAGCCATTTCTGACCGCCTATTTCTACCTATGAAAAAACTCTACTTAAAACTTTTAAATTTTAGTGAAAGCTGAAGTTGAAGTTAAGATTTGAGCTGGAGTTGCTTCCATACCAGTTAAGGTAATTTGAGTTCCGTTGAAATCTCCCATTGCAGCACCTGAAGTGTGCGAACCTGCACTAACTTCTAATCCGTTAACTTGACCTAACAACCAGAATGTTCCGTCTTTTTTCTCAATGATAGTCAAAACTCTTGCTTGAGCTAAAGTGTACCATCTGTTGCGGTCTGCTTGGCTCATCTTAGCGAAGTTTGCTACTACTGTTTGAGTATAAAACACATTCCCGTTTGCTGGTGTTGCTGTGATTTCTTCTGTAAATGAGTCTGCTGCTTGTGGCATCAACTCGTATTTGTAGAAACTTACTCCACTCACATTTGAGATACCTGAAGCAGTTGTACTTGTTATAGTAGCTGCGCTTGGTAATCCGTTTGCAAAATAGATATTCTTTAAACCTCCGACTGCATCTTTGCAATCAAGAGTGTATCCTGCTGTTACTGCACATGGCATAATTTTTTTCTCCTTTTATTTTTATAAAAAGAGGGTAAGGCTTGACTTTTCAAACCCCACCCCCTCTTAGTTAATTAATTAAGAACCTACGTAGTAAACTACTTCAGCTGGAAATGCGATTTGAACACCAGCTTTAAATTCCGCTACATAACGAACTTCCATATTCTCTTGTGCCCAGAACAATTCAAACTTAGACTCTTCGCCTAACACATCACAACCGAAAAACATGTTTGAAGTTCTCAAAGCGTAGATTCTGCCAGTTCCGTTCAATCCATTTACACCAATTACTTTAATGTTAGTACCTGGAATAACGATTTCAAAATTGCTGTTTGAAGCATCTGTGTTGTAGTGAAACAAGTTAGCGTTAGTTAATGCTAATTGGTAAGTTCTGAAAGTATCAATACCACACATGATAACTGTATCAGGCTTATCAATCAAAGCAACTGGAATCGCTCTGAAAATACCTTGCATGATATTACTTACGTTTGAAACTGTAATACCTCCCGAAGCTGAGTAAGGCGCACCAGCCATAAATCCTGAAGCGTTAGCAGCAATTGCAGAACCTGAAACCGCAGTAATGATTTTAATTAAACCATCAAAACGAGCTAAAGCATTGTCACCTGAAGTAGTGTCACCTTGCCAAAAAGCTCTCTCCAAATTTTGAGCAATCAAACCAGTTTTTAAGTCTGTAAATTGTTGTTCAAATGGAATTGATTTTGGATTAGAACCATTAGGCAATACTAACTGAAGGTAAGTATTTTCTAAAGTTTTAGGACACAAAGACTCATGAACTCTGATTGGTGAAACAGTCATTGTTCTGTTTGTGAATGTCGTAGTTCCTGAAGCAGAGAAACCGCAAGAAGTACCTGATTGAAATACAGCGTCTGTATCCATCACGTTAACTTGTGCAGCTGATTTTACATTTGGCATTTTTGTAGCCAAAGAAATTGATTTTGCAGAGAACAAAGACTTAGTCAATAATTCTCTTTCGTTGGCTTTTACATAGCCTGTAATTGTACCTACCGAGAATGCCATTTTTTATTTATTTAATATGTTTAAAATTTCGTTTAATTTATTGTATTGGTTGTCTTTTTCAGCTTTGAAATTAACATTGATTGCTTTAGTTTCAATAACCTCTGAAGGTGCATCTGCTAACTTTTCTACGATTTCTACTAACTTAGAAAAAGCCTCTTTTTGTGAGTTCATTTTTTCTTCAGTAGTTCCCATCTTTTCAGCAATCTTAGCTTCCAATGCTGCAACCATTTCTTCCATCTTCATGATTTTAGCAGCCATCTCTTCAATCATTGGCATGTAGTCTTCAGCCATTTTTTGTTTAGCTTCAATCTCAATTTCAATTGGTGCTTCTTCTGGCATTTCAGCAGGAACTTCAGGTAAAACCAAAGCAGTTACTTTTCCGTTTTCAACTGTGATTTTTCTGCCATCTTGTAGTTCGTGTTCTCCGTCTGGTGCAGGAACTTCTCCTGATTCGCTAACTACTACTACACTTGTTCCTTCAGCTAATGGACCTTCCCACTTTACAATGGTGATCCCATCTGCTAACTTTGCCTCTTCAAAAGACATTGATTCTTCAGAAAAGATTTCTTTTAATTTGCTTAATAGCTCTTTTACATCGCTCATATTATTTGTATATATATTTTGTTTGTTCAATTTTAATTTATCAACAAGGGCTATTGCTTGTTCTACATTGCTAACTAATTCAACTTTTCTATCTGTGAATAATCCTTCAACTGAAAACCCTTTGAACTTGCCTGACTTGATATAGTCGTTCCATATCTCCTCATTGTCCACCTTGCAGGAAATAAACCAGCTGCCATCGGGTAAGTCTTCAAACCCTTCAGGTGCTTTAATCCCTCGCATTGAATCAATAATAAAAGACTCAATCAAGTAAACCCCATCAGCTAACATGTTCTTTTTGTGCTGAAGATTAAAGTTACTGTTGTATTGATTTTTGAAATAACGCTCAACTATTTTTTGGATAGTACTCTTAGTAAAAACTACGTTATATTCTTCGCCATCTTTGCCCCTTCTGTAAATTGGCTGGTCAGGAATCATAGCTGGACCTGAGATTATTTGTTTGTCCGTAGTCTTAAAACTAAATCCTTTCTTTTCCCACTTTGAATAACAAACCGCAGCGGCTTGCTCTTGACTCATGCCTCCATTAACTTCAATTCCAATACATCTACTAACAAATTCGTTTTCTGATTCTCCTGCTTTTGGCTCTACTACAAAATCAATTTGTTGAAGTTTTCTACTTGCCCATTCTATTCCTTCATCACCTCCCCAAGCTAACCACATTAACGCTCCACAATCTTCTTTCGGGTCGCCCTTTGAATTTTCTCTGTGACGTTCAAAGCCTGACATTCTCGCAATGGTTTCTCTACTGATATTTTCTCCATTCGCTAATTGGTTCGCTCTTGTCCATCCAACTGGTGTTCCGCAATCTAACTTATGTTCATCCCTAAGTTCTAATGCTCTTTTTGCGTTTTCACTTGCTGCTTTTGGATAGTCCCTGTAAGTTTCAAATTCACTTTTAAAAGCTACCCAGTCGTATTCAATTGCAGGTGAATCTACCAAAGCAATAAAATCAACTCCAGTTTCTTCGTCTTCGTTTATAAGTAGTTCGTATAAAGGTAATTTAGCCATATATTTAGATAGTTTATTTTAGTTTAATTTTAACCTATAACCGCTTTAGCTTTGATAGCGTCTACTTTCTTTTGAGTATTAGTTATGTCGGTTTCAGTAACATATACTTTAGTTGCTCCAGTATTGTTTACGTCTAAAGGTGTTGAGTTGTCTATACGTGTAAATGAACTTGAAGGACGTGTCATTGGTGGAGCTGAAGGAACTGAACCTCCAGAACCTCCACCCGGTACCTGAACAGATAGAATCTTTTGTACATTTGCTATACCCGTTGCAACTGCTACTGCTGCTGCTAATGCCGCTCTAAATGGTGATGTCGGATCACCCGGTGTTAATTGTGAAGTATAAGCTTTCTGTGCTGATAAGTAAGTATCAATTGTCGCTGCTGCTACTGCTAAGGCTTTTCCCTCTGCTGTGCTTTCTCCTAATAAACTTGACAAAGATTTTAAGGCAGAGGAACTTAATTCAAAATTTTTAATTCTTGATTCTGTTAGCGCATCGTCAATTTTCTTTTGGGCATCTGCTGTATCTTTTGCAATACTTACTTTTTTCTGAGCTAATTGATACTCTAAATCAACTGTACTTTGACCGTACATTTTAGCGTTTTCAAGTTGCTGATTTAGTCTTTTTAAATCTAATTCGTCCTGCTCTTTTTTTAGTTGCTCAGTTGTTAAATTCTGATTTAAAAGTTTAGTTGATTCTTGCTTATAATAGTCCTCAGTTATTTTTGAAGTCTTATCAAATCCAGTTTTAACAGCATCTTCTCTTTCCTTTTGTGCCTTATCAAAGTCATCAAGTTGTTTTTGTTGACGTTCTAAACTCTTTTTCTGTTCTTCTTCAACTCTTTTTTGTCTTGCCTCCTGAGCCGATTTGTATTTAGCATCTTGAGCATCTTTTACGTTTTGTATTCTTTCGTATTTCTGCTCAAATCCACTTACAGCATTTTGTCTTTTTTGATAATTTTCTTGTAAAGCTGTTAATGCCTTGTCTAAATTTTCATTTCCAGTATTTAGTTCAGCAATATAATTACCTTTGGCAATTGATAAAATTTGCTT